GTCCCAAAGTATACGAATCCTCAAACTTGACAAAATTCTAAATTTACGATTGGATGTGTTATTTCACATTGCTGAACCAACTTAGGTTCTACCAATTCTAATAAATTCTTGAAAATCAAATTCTCATAGGAGACTAATATATAATTGTTACTATCAATAAACATGCCATAGGCATATTTAATTGATTTATTATTATAAATATACCTTACCTTCTCTTCAAAGGGAATGTCGACACACATTCTAGGTTTGCGTAAAAGTATACGGTAAACCTTTGGAATCACAGAATAAGTAAACTTCTCTCTGTGATTCATAAGAAAGAAGTAGTGGGGGGTCTGGAATTGTTGCTGCTGCTGGAACAAGCTCTTCACGGAAGGAATTATAACGATGCCTCCCATGGAGAAAAGCATGTCGTAAAGCTTCACAGACTATGATTTTGGCGTGTTCAATTGATGTAAGATCTCCGACAACTCGCCAAGTCAGCATCTTATAGATTGATTTAAAATCTAGTGGGGCAACCCACTTTTCCATTTCATCATCATACCTAAATCCTCGTTTTAAAAACGTAATTTCAGTAATTTGATATTTGGCAAAAGGAGCTTTAGTCTTATCACTTGCATCAGATATCTTCATACCTAAATCAGCAAAGGAAGAATTATGCCGCTCAGGAGTGAACCAATCAATTAATACAGACTTAAAGTTGTCGTCACCATAATTAGCTAGACGAACATTAAGAAAATAATCAAATGCTTGCATACAGATAGGGAAAGCCCTTACTATATCAAATTTTTGCTTATGTTCTTCGTTCCTCCATTTCATAAATGATAAAACATACACTATAATTTCCATGCCTAATTCATAGATACTATTAAGTTCAGCAGTTCCAAGTTGACCAGAAGCTCCACCATTATTAAAAACATAATATGTTTCTAATATCTTAATCAACATTACTTGAAAAGAGACAGCCAAGGCACGAACAATCATCAAGTCTCGTTCTGACCAACCTGATAAATAGTACAGTCTCAATATAACTTCAATTGCCATTATATAAAGACTTAACATTTTATCAAAATCAGCGTAATCAGAGTCAAGAAGGTACTTAAAATCTTCACTAAGAATTTCAGTAACCCAATTGTG